ATGCTTGGCGTACAAAGTACCCAAAGATTACCTCAAAGATTGACGAGCTTGAAGCTCGTATTGAACAATTAGAAAAATCGTCTAAAAAACCAACACCTGATGTTGGAAATTATCAAGACGGATAATAGGAGAAAAACTATGGAAGAAATTAAAGGAATGTCAGACGTTGAAGCCCGTACATGGCTCATGAAGCATGGATATGGTTTAGCTGAGATTGACGGGATTATGGCAGGAGAAGATATGTGTGCTAACCCAGGCGCACCAGAAGGACCAGTAGTAAAAGCTGCTCCAGCTGCACCAGTAGCAAAAGCTGCTCCTAAAGCTGCCCCTACAAAGGCTGCACCTAAAGCGAGTAAGTAATGGCTGACGAAGAAATTAAAGCCGCAGGATACCACCCAGCAGATTCAAACGGTGATGGCAGAGTCACTGAAGATGAACACGCAATGTATATGGAGTTCAAACGTAAAGAAATGGAAGACGCAGACGCACAACGTGATGCTATGCGAAAAATGACTTGGTTTGCTCTCTTTGGTATGCTACTTTATCCCTTTGCTATCTTAGGGACTTCATTATTAGGGTTAGATAAAGCAGCAACAATTATAGGGGATATTGCTCCTACTTATTTTGTTGCTATTGCTGCCTTAGTATCTGCATTCTTTGGCGCTGACGCACTAAAGAAAAAATAACTATTATTGCCTATCGGTTTGCGATGTTATATGATATAGAAAATCAATGGAGAATCTATGGAATATTTCAATAAAACGCAAATCGATTGGCGACTCTCTCAGTGTTGTCAGTGGCATGATAAAACTTTAGCAAAAAGGTACAATTTTGGTACTACTACCAAAACTTACGCCCTCAAAGAAGGTGGTAAAGAAAAAGTACAACAAAAAGCTATAGCAAATACTAAAAAACTACTTGATATACTTACAACATACTTCCCTAACCAACCACAAAATTTACGAGCATTTAGAATTTCTAGTGAGCTATTTCCTTGCTACACTCTACACTTTACACAACCGTGGTATGAAGAAATTTGGGAAGAACTTTCAGAAATTCTTAAACTTGCAGGTAATGCTGCTAAAAAACACGGTATTCGTTTATCTACTCATCCTGCTCAGTATACAGTACTTGCGTCTGATAAACCAGACGTTGTAACAAAATCTATTGAAGATCTTGAGTATCATGCTTTATACGGATCGATGATGGGTTTACCTGCCCAAGATTTTTCAATGAACATTCACCTACAAGGACTCTATGGAGGAAAACACGAAGATGGTATTAAACGCTTTGCCACACACTTCCCCTACTTATCCGACTATGCCCAAGGCTGCTTATCCGTCGAGAACGAAGATAAACCCAATGGATATGACATCCACCATACACTTGAACTTGCCCAACGGATCCCTATCCGCTGCACCCTCGACACACACCACTATGCCTGCCATAGAATGGTTGAGACTGAGAGAGTTAAAGTTGGCGAAAAAACGGTCAATAGGAAAGTTCGAGACGTTGATCACATCACGCACACAAGTGACTACTTCGTGGAAGCTGTCAAGTCATGGCGAGGCGTACGCCCGTTGTTCCACAAATCACAATCTTTCCACCCCGACAATTCAGCTTATTGGATGAAACCTAATGCACATTCTGAAACTTATTGGGATGAAGATTTAATGGCTAATCATGTGCCTATGCTTGAGTACGCTGATTTCGACATTGAAGCAAAACACAAAGAAGTTGCTGTTCAAGGTTTTTATGACTTTATTAAACAAGAAGAAAAATTTGGTGGAGAGCCTGTAATCACCAAAAGGTTATAATTTTGTTTTGACACAGTACATGAATAACGTATAATGAGGGTATATCTATACCCTCTTTTTTTATGGAGAAATTATGGCAGTAAGAAAATTTAAAAAATCCTCAAACGGGACAAAAATGTGGGAGTCTATGAGCTCTTCAGTAAAACGTCGCCCTCGTCAGGAGTGGTGTGCTTTTTACACCCCTATGGGTAGAATGGTATCAAAGCCCCAAGGAAAAAGACCTCGCAACATGCACCCAGAAGATTGGTGTGCGGATAAAACACCCTTTAGGGGTAAGGTAATAAGGAGCTACTAATGGCACCAAAAAAGAAAAAAGGCGCAAAGCCTACTAATCCTAAACTCTATTCAAGAGTTAAGGCAGAAGCTAAAAGAAAATTTGCTGTTTACCCATCAGCGTACGCTAATGGTTGGTTAGTAAGAACGTATAAGCAAAGAGGTGGTGGGTACAGATAATGGCTAAACCTAGAGGCGGTCTTACTGCATGGTTCGGTAAAGGCAAAAAAGGTGACTGGGTAAACATTGGCGCTCCAAAAAAGAATGGCAAGTGGCAAGCCTGTGGTAGGAAGTCTGCTAGTGATGGGGGTAAGTATCCAAAATGTGTACCCCGTTCTAAAGCTAATAGTATGACTGCCGCACAAATTCGTAGTGCAGTACAACGTAAACGTGCAGCAGGTAATCCAGGCGGTAAACCTACTATGGTAAGCACTATGAAGAAAAGAAAGAAAAAATAATGGCGCCCCGTATTCCAAGAAAAAAAGGGCAGAGAGCAAACTCTAAAAAACACTCCGACTTATATACGGACGAAAACCCAAAAGGCACTATCAAGGGTCTTGGTTTTGCTAAAGTTAAAGACGCTATGGCTTCTGTCTCTAAAATTAAAGCCTCTAGTAGAAGTCACGCACATAAGACGCAAGCAGCTATAGCCATGGAACAACGAGCAAGAGAAATGGGTAAAAAATCTGCTGCGGCTGTTTATAGAAAATTCATCAATGCTCAGAAAAAAATTACTGCAAAGAAGAAAAAAAATGCATAATGATAAAACTATTAAAAAAGTAGTAAAAGCTTTAGAGGGAGCCTCCAAAGCTCATGCGGGACAAGCTAAGATGTTACGCAAAGTTTTAGCTTCACCTATACCAAAGACTAAAAAGAAATAACGGTTAAAGGTTAAGCAGGAAAGGAGTTGGTGGATGAGTTGGATTACAAGTAGAATCAAAGAACGTTCCACTCACAACGGAGTAATAGTGGCAGCAGTTGCTGTTGCAGTTATCTGGGGTGGTATGGCTCTATTAGACATAGCTGTCTGGGCCGGCCTCATATGGGGTGTCTGGAACATTATTAATAAAGACAACTAGAAAGTTAGAGAACTTTAATTGAAAAGAATTAAAATAACACTAACTGTGGCTTCGCTTTTTATAAGCGGAGCCGCTTTTTCACAAACAACAAGCAATGTTATTACTGATTCGACATCAAACTCGAAGGTAGATAGTGATGCCAATTCTCGCACTATAGTAATTTCCCCACCTCCTTCAGCGATAACACCCTCAGTTACCTCATCTTCTTCAGATCTTTGCACTGTTGGAGTAGCAGGGGCTGTACAAACTCAAATTCTTGGTATCTCCAGCGGTGAGACTGTAAGAGATCCAAACTGTGAACGACTTAAAATATCCAAAACACTTTATGATATGGGCATGAAAGTTGCAGCTGTATCTGTTCTTTGTCAGGATCGCAGAGTATGGGATGCGATGCATATGGCAGGGACACCTTGCCCATTCTTAGGCGAGATAGGTGACAAAGCAACTGCGCAGTGGGAAAAACCAGAAAATGCTGGTAGAATCCCGACTATAGAAGAAATGGAGACAAAAGGTGATGTTCAAAAACGCAACGGCGCCATTGCTGCTGGCGGCATTTCTCTCGCTCTTTTACTGCTCTTACTCTAGCGCACAAGTATCTACAACCTCTGGACAATCTGGTGACATCCTAATATTAGGTAATGGGTGGACTGGCACAGTTAGTCAGTGTACTCATAACGTAAACTGCTGGGCAGGAAACTCTGACCAAAGTGATATTCATCAAGGTAATGACAGGAATCATGGTGTCACTTATTATTTTAGTGGTACAGAACAAACCCTCACAAACACAATCGCAATAAACTCAGCACTTGCTGCTGCTGGTATACAGGTTGATGGATTCGATTATGAATGGGTGTACAAGAACGGTAATGCAAACCATTTTTCTGGACAACCTGGTGGCGGCGGAGTAGACCCTTTTGAGATTGTTGTCAATGTCTACGACTCTAGTGGTAATATTTTTAAAAGTTATACCTATGACTATAGTACCAATTTTTCAAACTGGACAACTAAAACAGGCACAGAGACATTTGGTACAAACTTTCTCGATCCCTCATTTTTTGGAAATGTAGAAGTACAGGTTACTGCACAAGATATTGCAAATCAGGCTGGTTATTGGGGACCGGAGTTTAGGGCGGAACAATCTCGACTTTACGTTAACTACTCAGTAAATCCGTGTTATAACAATCAGTTATATGATCCACAGTGTCTTGGTTATGCAAATGCTTTATTTAATCAACAATGTAAAATAAACCCCCTATATGATCCATCGTGTTCTGGCTATGTAACTGCACAATGCGCTGCTAACCCCCTTTATAGTACTTCGTGTCCGGGATATACCCAAGCATCTTTTTCTCAACAGTGTACTAGTAATCCTAAATCTAACCCTTCGTGTCCGGATTATTATATAGCCATGTGTACTGACGATCCTCTATTTGACCCTGGTTGTATAGGTTATGATACAGCTTATTTTAATCAGCAATGCTCATTAGACCCTCAATATAGTCAAACTTGTCCTGGATATGTAGATCTTTCGGGTAATGATGGGGATTTTGCAGTTCTTGACCCTATAGTAGATGATGTTGTAAATTACGACAGCGATATAGGTACTGAGCTTGCTATAACTGCAATTGTAGCTCCTGCGGTAATTGCTGAAAATACAATAGTCAATTCAGATGATGTTGAACGGTCTACCGGATTTCAAACCATAGAAGATGATATTGAGACAGAGATTTCTGACTTACAGTCTATGGATGGTGAAACAATTTTAGAAGAGGACATCGAAGCTGAGATTGCTAAGTTAGAAAACGAATCTGGCACATCAAGCACAGAAGACGGAGAGTCACTAACTGGCAAAGCTAATATGGATGATAATATTGAAAAAGAATTAGCAGAACTAGAGAATGCTAAACCTACTTATATTGAAAACATACCAGGAAAGGCAATACCTAAAGTTGATCCTGCTGATTCAAAAAGAGGTAAACTTAGATTACTTATTGCTATGAAAGCGATAGAGGCAGTTAAAGAATTAGAAGCAGCCGTAACTTTAGAACAACAAATGAATATTCAACGTAGGTTACTAGCACTTATAAGTTTTGTACCGGATTTTAACAACTATAGCAAAGAAGAGAACATAGACTTAGCAAACTTTTATCCACCAAAACCCACTGTAGACCACGCATTTGCTAGATGGTTTTTAAACGATCCTAACTTCAAAGCAATGGAAGATTTACAATATACAGGATTGAAATAATGTTGTGGGTTATAGTGATAATTTTCACTTCATTTTTTATGTTCATTGTTTTTGTAGGTGCGTGGATGTATGAATCTATTGATTATATAAAAGAACCAAAAGAAACAGAATCAGAGAAAAAAGTAAAAGAATTAAAGGAGAGATATAAATGGCTGAGATCGAATATGGAGGGATCAAAATTGGAGGATCCAAACTACTCCTCATATTACCGCTAGTTGGGACACTAGGAGGAATGTTATGGGGAGGTTTTGAATTTTATAAAGACTACATGAATATGCGGGAAAAAATAGAATCATATCAAGCTCCTGATCTTGAAGGCATCAGAACTAATATGGCCGTAATGAAAGAACATCAAAAAACTGTAGAATCCCATATGGAATTCGTAGAAAAAGAGTTAAAACTTTTTAAACAAGAATTTAAAAATGTACGAACTGGTTTGCAAGATACCACTGACTATTTAAGAGACACTAAACATGATTTAAAAGATGAGCTTGTACGGGCTGAAAAGATTATGGATAAAATTGATAATGATATTACAGCAGTCGAAGATAAAGCAGAAGAACTTATGGATAGGACTAAATCATCTACTCGTTCTATGATTGATGATGCCAACAACAGGTTTAATGATAAGATTGATGGTATGGAGGGGTATGTTAAAAGAGAGTTGACTAATTTAGAAAGAGAATTAAATAACAAGTTAACAAAAGCATTGGACAACCCTCTAGCAAATAGATAAAATTTGATATGGCTGAAAAACGTAAAAAACCAAAAATCAACTATGCTGCGCTACTACGCAAACATAAGTCTGGACGCTCAATCGGATCTACTAACCGAGCAAGACTTGTAGCACGTGGTATGATCCCCAGGAAATCAGGGGCACACAAGGGAAAGAAAATTGATCTTGGAAAAAGAGGAAAATCTTAAAAGGAGAAAGAAATGGGTAAAAAAGCACCAATGATGAACGGAAGTAAAATGAAGGGTCAGCGTAAAACTGACGGATTAACACCTGCACAAAAGAAACTACCACCAGCACTTCAAGCTGCTATCCTTAAAAAAATGAAATCTAAATAAATTTAGGAGTTCCCCTATGGAATTAAAAAAAGCCGCACTTATGGCTAATTTTTCTAAAATAGCATATTCAGATCAGCAATCATGCCGTGATCAACTAATAAATTTAGGCTACGGTGAGGTTGCTTGGTTTGATAATGAAGGTACTCAAGCATTTGCTTGCAGAAAAAGTAATGCAAATGATATTTTTATCGTATTTAGAGGAACAGAGCCTAATCAAATGAAAGATATTTTAGCTGATGTTAAAGCTTGGAGAAAACCTGCACGAGAAAAGGGTTTAATCCATTTTGGGTTTGCACAAGCTATAGATAAAGTCTATGATAATATTGTTCATTGGATAAATGAACAAAAACTTGACGGTGAACGCAATATTACGTGTACGGGTCACTCACTCGGAGCTGCATTAGCTACTATCATGGCAAGTCGGTTAGACGCCAACGAACTTTACACTTTTGGTTCCCCCCGCATAGGTAATCGCGCTTTCGTCAAAGAAATGAATAACGATGGAATTAAACATTATCGTTTTGTTAATAACAATGATATTGTTACTAAAGTTCCATTTCCAATAAGATTTGTCCATCATGGTGAGTTAGTTTATATAAACCATTTTGGAAATATTAGAAAAATGTCTCCTTGGCAAAGATTTAAAGACCAGTGGAGAGGACGCATGCGTGCCTTATCTAAGGGACAGCCTTTCGATGGTATCTTTGATCATTCAGTAGATTTATACTACCAAAAAGTAGAAAATGTCTTTATACAGAGCCCGAAGTAAATGTCCAATATGTTCACAAGAAGAAGAAGTTTGGTTCCAAAACGGTAAAATTGAACCTCTTGATATTGTAGAATGTCCCAAATGCTCACAACTGTATGAGCCTCACAATTTTATATCCACGTTTCTTGATCTAAGACAAAATTCAACTATATCTTCTAATTATGCTGTAATGACAACTACTCTGTAGTTGCTCAATGCTTAAAAATTTACTATATTAAAGTATATTTTAAACAAGGAGGCAGTTATGGCTAAAAAACGTCAACGTAAACAGCAAGTATCAAAAGGTGTTACTCACCACAACCCCACTCGTCTTGGGAACCGTATTCGTAAATCTATGCTTATTGACTATAGAGGGTCAGACGTAGAAAGTGCTAATAAGATTAAATCTTGGCGTGCTGGTAAAAACGTTATGCTCACCATCCAAAATCCCGATAAAAAGAACACTAAAGAACGTATGATCCGAGTACCGGCAGTTGATGTCTGGGGCTTTCCACGTCAAGCAAATTTACGTATGCGATAATGACTGAATTTAGTGACGGAATATTTAACGTAATCAAAAAGAGTAGTGCTGCTCTTGCAGTTATATATACACTAGGTCATATAGTTATTGCAATGACTGTTGTAAGTCTTATGACGGGCGCAAGTATATGGGAAGCAGGAGCAGTCGCACTTGTAGAACCTGCAATCAACGGGGGTTGGTTTTATGTACTACATAAAACCTGGAGTAACTTTAAGTGAATGACAAAAACTGATCACAGACGGCTGAAAGAAATTCAGAACAAGCTTGTTAAGCACATAGAGTCAGAACTAAATGATGATGAAGATTTTATGTATGTAGCTACTATGCTACTTAAACACTCAGTAGTTCTGTATAGAACGTTTTTAACAGATGAACAGATATGTAAGATGTTAGACTACGTAGGCAAAACAATGAGTGAGGCAACCCATAATTTAGATAATTATGTAGACACAGACAATAAACCCCCAACAATGCACTAAGAGGAACAATTTTATGGAATTTATGTGGGCTGTTTACTTAACCACTTGTTTAGGAACAACTTGTGTATCTCAAGAAGTTCAGCGGTATGATCCTCCTATGGCTAAAGTAAAATGTGAACAAATGCTTATGGTTTATCAATCAATACCAGCAGATGGACATTGGGACACTATTGAGTGGGTTTGTAAACCTGTAGGAAGTGAGGGAGCATAATGCCAGAAGGTCCCGAGTGTACTAGAACTTGTCGTCAGCTTGATCGTGCTTCACGCGGTAAATCTTTAGTTAATCTTAACTTTATTTCTGGTAGATATGTTAAAAACTTACCTACTGGGTTTGCTGACTTTTATATAGCTCTTGAAGAACAAAACCTGCCTATAAGAGGGGTATTTAACAAAGGAAAGTTTATTTGGTGGGAGTTTGGTGATCTACTACCTATTTGTTATATGTATACTACACTAGGTATGACTGGTAATTTTAAATTTCAACCTTCAAAACACACCAGAATCGGGTTTTATTTTGATGATGATTCTTCTATTTATTACAATGATCAGCGTAATTTTGGCACTATTAAGTTTGTTTTTGATACTGCAGAACATGATAAGAAACTTAGAAGCATCGGACCTGATATGCTCAATAATCCTTGTACTTTGTCTGATTTTATTGATATATCAAGCCGTAACCCTAGTTGGACAGTTGTAAAATGGTTGATGGATCAGAGTAAGATTTCTGGTGTGGGTAACATTTATAAGTCAGAATCTTTATTTTTAGCAGGAATCGCACCCCACAGACTAGTGGGGTCTTTAGATGGAGAAGAGCTTGAAAAACTTTATCATGCAATTTGTCAGGTGCTTTCAGCATCGTATGAGTCCGGGGGTGCAACTATTCGTAATTATTCTGATTTATATAATAATCATGGGAAGTATACTCGTTTTGCATCAAATCCTGCTGAAATAGTTGAAGCTAGAGGTGGGCATGTTATGGTGTATAATCAAAAACAGGATATTTACGGCAACCCAGTAGAGAAAGTAAGACTAAATGATGGTAGAACAACCTTCTGGTCCCCTACGGTGCAGTTTTGAGCGAAGAATCCAAACTAATTTTAATTACAGACTTTATTGAGCAAAAACTACGCAAAGAACAAGAACTTGAATACTACTTAAAAGAACTTACAGAATTAAATCGTAAAATTGGCTTCTTACGGCAAGAAGTTAATCTAACAAACACTATTATTAATATGATTAAAGCAGAACAAGTTCACGATGTTAAAGAACGCATGGTTGAACGACTAGATAATCAAATTATACGAGGTAATGATGACTTGGGCTAACCATAATCCTATCCAATCTATGTTGGAACACTACCATGAAGTATCAAATGATGATGATGTACTAATCCCTACTACAGACGAGGTAGCATGGACACACTTCAGAGATCAACGCTGGGTTTATAATAAGATGCAAATCTGTGAATCTCAGTGTCTTCCTTATGGTCCTGTAGGCACTACTCCTACTCAGTATCCTGTCTGCGTTAAGCCTATCACTAATCTTCTTGGGGGTTCTGTAATGTCCCAAGTTTGTCATAATGAAGAACAATATCGTCAGATTACTGATCCTAGTCTTTTCTGGTCACCTTATCATATGGGAGATCATCATTCTATTGATCTTATTATGTGTAATGGTAGTGTTGTAGAAAAATTTATTTTCTTTGGGGAAAAACTTCAGCATGGATCTTTTGATCATTGGTATCTAATTAATGATGATTTATATAATCATGCTGTAGAAGATGCAGTAAGAATAGCTTGGAGCTGGGCACAAGAGCATTTATGGGATTATACTGGTTGCGTAAATATCGAAGTAATTGGCACTAGTATTATTGAAGTTCAACTTAGAATGGGAGATATTGACCGTTTGGGTTGTGCTTCTTTAATGGAAGCTATCCACAACCTCTACGCAGCTAACAGTTGGGTATGGAAGCAACCCGCAAACTTTCCAGAGCATTTTTACATAGCTGCTCTCTTCGCTCAACCCAATGTCAATTTTTCAATCAATTATAATATTATAGATGAAATTTGTGATAAACTTACTTATTGGCAAATAGATAATCCAGAACTATACCATACCAACCCTTCTCACGGAAATAGAGTGGCTATTTTTTGTGGAGAAAACTGGTCTGAAGTTGTCAAAGCTAGAAACCTTGCAATAGCTTTGTTTTCTCCCAATATTGATGGACGTTATGTTGATTGTTTAGCAGGTTTTAGAGAATTAAGGTATTAGTCTCTGTTGCTTAGTCCTTTATCATTTGTTAATATATAACAAATAAGGAGATTGCCATATGAACAAAGCTCAAAAACTTGAATACCATGAGCGCTGGTTAATGAAGCGCGGTGTTCATCCCTCTCAAATAAGAACCAAAAATAAATCTCATATCAAAATGCCTTGTTATAAATCTGACACAGAAACTGCTCCGACATCTGACAGAGTGGGCAATGGTTTTGTCAAAGGCAAGCACAAGTACTCTGGATCAGGTGTTCATGTTGGTCAGGCATATAATAAAGGTAATCTAGTAGTGCTTTCAAGTGCTGAAGCTAATGATGCAGCAACAGGAAAAAGAAGATGATTGATTTGATAAGAACAGTGCCAGACTATC